TGAACCAGCTACCATTGTTTCACCTGACAATGTAATATCAGTAGTTGCCATCTTTCCTGCTGACAGCAAAAAATTAATATTATCGGTATAGATTCGTGGTGTGAGTGTTCTTTGATATGTCATTAACTTACCTTAATTGCCCTCACCGAACATCCATTCGGCTTTTTTGATATACTTGTTATTAAATAATAGTCTGTCCCCATTGCAGCACCGTAAATCTTGATGTTTGAATCCCAATTAGAGAATAAAACTATATCCCCAATCTCTAAATCGTTATAAGTAGGGCGAAGACACTCAAAGTCTATCATTACTTTACGGTCTTTAAAAATTGTCTTATAAGCATCTGCTAATTGGGTTGCTGTTGTTGAGTCTAAAGTGTCTGCATCCAACTCTAGCTTTAAGGATTGACTTACACCGTTCACCGTTGTCCCTTGCGAAGTAGAATCAGTAGTGTTCACATGAGAAACAAACTGGTCTTGCCCATAGTCTTGATTGTAGTTTATTGTGATGTCGTTTCTCACTGCACCAAGAGATGTTCTCGAAATGCTTTTTAAATTAATATCATTAAAGTCTATAGTTTTATCAGCACTTGCATAATCCCCTGCCCTTCGCAATGTCTTTATTTTAAATTTTCCATCGCCACTTATAAATACCCATGATAAAATTTGTTTACAGATTCTATTTATTAAATCTTTTGAATTAATGAATTTATATTGAGAAAAAGCAAATTCAACATCACCAACGGCATCGTTATAAATATCACCCAAATACCCATCCGATGTATCTCCTGAAGCATCAAAAGAGTCATAATCAATATTGGCTGATGCTAAACTTAATTCAGTTCGCAAAATGTCCTCTATCATATACACTGGATTCTCAATCAAGTCGTCTTCGTCGTATCCATTGTCTCTGCCATCTGCATCTATAAAGGCAGGGTATTTTCGACCTTTTCCCGAACAATATACATAATCTATTTCTGCTGGTATCAATTTTGTGCCTGTTCTTGTAATTGTTTTATTTTCTTGTACTGTTTGCACTGAACCACCACCAAAACCAGTGTCTGCAATAGCATCAGCACCTTCGATTGAAGGATTTTCAACTATTTCTGTGAATGTGCGAGATTCAATACTGTCATATTTAAATTCAACAACAATCCCTGACTCTAAAACCTCCACGTCTTTATCGCCCGAAGAGGAAAAAACTTTATATGGTAAAACTCCCTCAAATTCCCAAGAATCTGTTTTACCCGAAAACACAGATGCAATACTGTTTTCTAACTCTGCATTAGAAACAACCACACCAAGAGGATAAGCTACATTCCCAACAAGAAATTTATTAAATCCTTCGAAAGACCCCGTAACTGTGCCAAATTTTGTTAATGCTGTAATACCGACGTATTCACCCATCTTATTAATGACAGGCATTGCATAATTTGCAATAAAAAAGTTTCCACTTGTTGTATGAAATTCACAAATATTAGATGTATCAAAAACACCATTCGGCAAATTAGTCGGATTATCTATTGAGCCTGTCCCACTTGTTGTATATCCCGAACTGCTTAATGGAAAATATGCTTTACATCCAGCACCGCTAAATTCAATTCTTGGATTATTGCTCGTTGCATCTACGGTGTCAATTAATGTTGCATACTGCCCATTCTTGTATATGTAAACGTTCTCACTGTCAAGAGTGTGCATTATTTCATTGTCGGCATACGCTTCAACCGATGCTTGTCCTACGTCAAATTTATCTGTAATTATTGCAGGAAATGCACTTTTATAATAATGTTTAAATCTATCAAATTTCCCTGTTGGAATAGTGCCAACATCAGTCTTTTCATAAAAATCTCCATACGCCATAGGAATGGGCTTATTAACATTCTTTTCTGGAGCGTTAGCATAAGTGGCAGAATCAACTACGTTAGTAGGAAGCTGTTTATGGTATGTCGAAGATTTATCCAGCAACTTGAGATTCGTAAAACTTGTATCATAGGATATATCACCTGAAATTATACCAGTACCTATCATCCTTGCAGCAGTATCATAAGTTCCTGCATTATTTGTATTTAAGAACAGTTCCCACTTTCTATTAGCATAATTATTTGTTGAAAACAAATCAGAGAACCTTCCACCGCTTATAGAATTATCTGTATTAATTAGCTTAACAGACATATTTCCTGTAGAAGTTGTAAAATTAAAAAAATCTAAACTATGTGAAAGGTTTCCCCAAGCCGATACAATGCCGTGATACATATCAGAGCCGTCTATACGGTCTTTGTCTGATACACCTGTGAAACTGGATTCATCGTTGTAATAGAGCTTTAAAACCCAAAAGGCAGTAGTGTTGCCAAGCAATAAAGAGTTAGATAGCGATGAATCAAAGGAAAGCATTATGCAAGAGCTTTAGCTTTATTAATCGCCGGGATTAATTCATTACGAACATAATCATCTTGAATTATACCGCCTGATATGTTGATTGTAAGACCACCTGCATTTTGACCTTGGTTTATTGCCTTCGCGGATTCAACACCCATATTTTGGACAGCATTTTTTGACAGCACAAATTCTCCTGGTTGTAACATAGCCGGTACAGTATCCACTCCACCTAAAACACTCCCACCTCCTGCGAATTTTTGGATTCCTGTTGGAGTCACAAGTCCCCCTGTGTGTCCAAAAGCGAATTTTAAAAATGATGTAGTGGTTCCATATGTGCCACCTGTAAACATATTTAATAATGCAAATGTCGCAGCTTGCGCTAATAATTCAGCAGCCATAGCTTTCAAGGCACTTTTAAAGGCCTCTTCCATATCTTGTGCGTTTAGAATAGCAGTTGCCATACTTGAACTTATGCTCTCTACGCCGGTTATAACGGCCCTTTGCTCCGAGCTTAAGAAATCCATTGATCTCCCAATATCCCTTATACCTTCAGATAATTCTACTGCTTCTATGCTTTGTAATTCTATACCGAGAGTCTTTATTTCCGCAGATACAACACTTATTTCACCTTTTAAGGCTATGAGACTTCCTGTTTGAGCCGATATCATTGCTCTATAAGATGATGATAGACTGTTAGTAGATTCGACAACGACATTCAGTGCCTTGTCTAAATCAAGTAAGTCTTGAGTTAAGTCTTCAGCTTCATCTCCAGCGAACATAAATTTAGAAGCCAATTCACCTATTGCAACTATTGCAAGCCCATATCCGGTTTTTATTAATGCGGATCTAAATCGTAATGTGGCAAAAGCTGCCAGAATTGCCTGCCTTTTTATATATACAAATGCTAATCCCACTGCTTTAAGACTGAGAGCATATCCTTTTATAGTGGAAGTTTTTGTAAAATGAAGACCAAGTTCAACAATTACTTTTGCCATTGGTAAAAGTATTTCACCAAATTGGACGCTTAAATCTTTTAATACGTCATTCAATTCTCTTGTTATATTTGTAAAATCTTCCTGTGTTCTTAAAAGATCGCCATGTGCATCTTTTGTAGAACCTATTATAATTGATACTCTCGCAAGAATTTTATCTTGGTTTGATAATTCTTGATTAGCCATCACAAGACCCATTCTCATGGCTTCTTGTTTTACACTAGCTTCAGTAAGTATGATTCCAAACCTACGGACAGCTTCGTGATTACCAACAATAGCAGATGTAAATGCGTTGGCAACTTCTGGGCTAGCTACATTTTGAAAACTGCTGACATCGAATGAAAGTTGAGTAAGTGCTTGAGATAATTTAGATGCTTCTTTCCTGGAAAAACCTAAAGGAACAAAGGTATCCTGTAATGCTGCCATTAGTGGCAGTATATCTGTTTTTGATCTACGGAAGGTTTCACTTAGCGTGTCTGCAAATTCAAGAGCATCATCTGTTGCTCCACCAAATACAACTCTGAATTTATTAATCGATTCTTCAAGATTAGCAGCATCTTTAACGAATTTGCTCATTGTGGAAACAGCTGCTCCAAAAGCAAAACTTACAAGTAATAGATTATTACGCAATCCGGACATCTGTCTTCTGAAAGAAGCGGTAGCTGTGGAAGCTTTATTAGAATTTCTTACTGTTGACCTAGTTTGTTTATTTACATTTTCTAGGTCTTTTTTCGCTCCTTTAAAGCCCTGGGTTCTGATTTCTATAATAAATTTATTTGCCATTACTTATCTCTCTTTTTCTGTTTTCACAGGCTGTTATCTCTTCATTAATTACTGAAAGGATGACTGAACGCTGATAATCCA